TCACTCCGAGCGCTGCGAGCCGATGCAGCGTGCGATGCGCCGTTGAGCTGGAGCGCTCGTGAGCGCGCGTCCGCGTTTCGTGCCACGTGTGCGACGGTCGACGAGCTGCGATCGCGCGCAGCATCCCGACGATGCGATCCTGACCGGGCCCGAGCTCGACGCGCGCGCCCCATCCCGCCGAATGCGCGGCCGTCACAGGGTCGCCCGCCGATGGTGCAGTCCGTTTTCCGCGTCAGCGCACCAGATCGAGCCCGTGCGGTAGTGAACCCATCGCATCGCGCCGGGATCAGGCGAGATCCGCTCGCGGCAGTGGCGACAGAACCGTTTCGTCATCGCGGCCGCCATCCGGCCCGGATCCGGCAGGCGTGCGAGTAGCTGATCCCGTAGTCGACGATCACGCCCCACACGGAGCGATCGCGCTCGATCCGCTTCGCGATCAGCTCGACGGGATAGCGCGAGCTCCGCGGCCGATCGACGAGCGCGAGGTAGCGAGGAACTACCTCAGAGAGTCTGCCTGCGGCTCCGACTTCCGATAAGGGAAGTCGTGATTCGCACGGCGCGAGGTTATGTCGCGTCTGCGTCGTCACGGGTTGATAACCTCTACAGCGGTCCTGACAGACCAGACGCTAGCACGCCGATAACCTCCGTGCGAACCGTCCGCGTAGACCCGTCCGATCCACTCGGGCGGGTCTCGTGTTTCCGGGCCCGGACCAATCACCCGCCGCACGGCCAGTCAAACCGGGCCCGGATCCGAATGTTCGCACCCTAGGTACGCAGAGATTCAGTACGGCCGTTAGAGCGTAGGGAGCGCTCACGGCTCCGTACTGAGGGTGCGAACATTCGCGTCTAGAGCCTGCTGACGAGCTCCGCGATCGCGACGAGCAGGACGGCCCAGGCGAGCGCGTCGCGCCGCTCTTGGATCAGCTCGACGATCACCAGCACGAGCGCGGCGATCACGAGCGCAATCACGATCTGCGAAGCCGTCATCGCAGTAGGCCGATCTCCCGCTCGACGTCGCGACCCTTCGCGCGCATCACTTCGCGGAAGGCGAGCCGATCGGCTTCGCTCGCGCCCGTGTCGCGCGCCATGAACGCCCACAGCTCCGCGTCAGGCATCGCCCACTCGTACTGCGCGTCGGGATAGCCCGTCCGCGCTTCCGTCGCGGGCGGAGCGTCGGGATTGAGCCGCGCTTCGATCGGGATCACGTCATGCCACCAGGAGCGCGAGACCGTGATCCCGTCATCCTCGGTCTGCTCGATCAGCGTCAGACCCGGTGTATCGCTGTCGACGACGCGGATCGTCGGTTCGCCCATCAGCCGCCTCCCATGATCCAGGAGCGGCCGCCTCCGACGCTCGCTGTCGCTCCTGACGTCGGGAGCGGATGCGCGGCCGCCATGTAGTAGTTGATCCCCTTCGCGATCGAGTTGTTCTGAGCCGTGTTGTTCGTCATCAGGAACGCCGCCGTCGTGTTGTCCGCGCTCAGCGCGATCCAGTCGCCATACGCGACCGTCACGCCCGCGATCGTCGTCTGGATCTGTCCGCCCGCGGGACAGGCGATCGTCCCCGTCGTCGCGTAGCGAGCTCCCGGAACCGCCTGCCTGCCCGTCCCCGAGCTCGCATAGAGCCCGACGCTGATGTTCCCCGACGCTACGGAGACCTGGTACCAGAGATAGGTGACGGCTCCCGCGTCGATCATCCTGATGAAACAGGCGAAGTTGGCCCCGTTGGGGATCCCCGCCGATCCCGCCTGAGCCGTATCGGCTCGATACGTGTACGGGAACCCCATCCCGCCCGCGGCCGCTCCGGCTGGTCCCTGCGGGCCCGTCGCTCCCTGCGGGCCCTGAGCTCCCGTCGCTCCAGGCGTCCCCGGATCGCCCTTCGGGCCCTGAGCTCCCGTCGCTCCGGCCGTCCCCGCGGCTCCAGGATCGCCCTTCGGGCCCTGCGGCCCCGTGGATCCACCAGGACCGGCCGGGCCCGTCGCTCCGGGCGATCCGGCCGGGCCCGTCGCTCCCGGCGCGCCCGGTGCGCCCTGCGGTCCCACGGGCCCGTCTGCGCCGGTAGCGCCGGGCGGGCCCTGCGGTCCGGCCAGTCCTTCGATGACTTCGACGACCTCGATCGCGTCGGGCTCGATCACTTCGATCACGAGCTCGGGCGGGAGGCTCACGTCGGTCACGCGGGAACCGTCACGTCGGACGTGATCCGGACAGGGCCCGCGAGCACGGTCCGCACGGAGCCATCGGGATAGGTGAGCTCGAGATCCCACCGGGCCCGCTCGCACGTGAGCTCCGGCCATGACTCGGCCTCGATCGTCAGATGAACGATGTTCGGGAGCTCGACGACGCAGCTCATCGCGAGGATCAGCGCGTCGAGCGGGTCGCTCCGGAGCTGCGCGGCCGCGGTCACGTCGGTCAGATCGACGGGAGCCGTCATCGCGTCATCGGACCAGAGACGCGCGGCGAAGGGAAACGTATCGCCGCGATACAGATCGAGCGACTTCGATGCGGGAAGCGCCATCAGATCCTCACTCTAAGCGCGCCTGACGAGCTGGAGCTGCGTCGCGAGGAACGCATTCGTCGCCGGGAGCCCCGCCTGAGCCGTGCTCGGGAGCAGGCTCCAGGAGCTCCCGGCCGCGTAGTCGCCCGCGTTCGGGCCCGTCGCCGCGCGGAGGAACGTCGCGGCCGTGTGCGTCGCGGGAACGGAGTGAGACGGAACCGTCGTCAGCTCCGTCACGTGATCCCCAAGCGCGACGTTTGGAGCGAGCCGCGCGATCGCCCACTGAGCCCGCACGTAGAATTGCGGAGCCGTGAACGTGGTCCCCGTCCCGCGGACCGTGAGCGCCATCGAGTCGATCAGCGCGCCGTTCCGCGCGGCCGCGATCGGGAACGTGATGAACCCGCGGCCGCCCGCATCGAACGCGAGCGCTCCCGAGCTCGGCGTCGCTCCCGTGTTCGTGACTGCCCACTGCGCGTTCGTCGTGTTCAGCGGCTCGCGGCCGTGACCCGCCAGATAATCCAGGCGAGCTGTCACGTTCGAGACGTCGGCCGGATCCCGCCATGACGTCAGGAGCGCGGGGACGTCGAGCGTGAAGCCGGGCGGGAGCTTCTGAAGGATCACGGGCCCGATGCCTGATCCGCCCATCGCGTTCGGGAGGTACGCGGCCGCGTGTAGCGTCCCGTTGTAGTAGTCGCCCACGGTCCCCGCGCTCGACATATGCGCGCCGAGCAGGAGCGGGAGACCGGAGCTCGGCGTCCCGCCCGACGCGACGCCTGACGCCTGAAACGCTCCGTCGACGTAGATGTACGTCGAGTTTCCGTTGCGTCCCGCGAGGATCGAATGCGGGTTCGCGTCGATGATCGCCGTCGCTGTCGCGGTCACGACGCCGTTATCGAGAATCTGCGGCCGCCCGGTAGCGTCGAGCCGCAGGCAGTAGGAACCGCCTCCCTTGCTGATGATCGAGCGGATCGCGCCAGTCGGGCCCCTGCTGATCCTGACCCACACGGCCCACTGGTCGATCGTCGCAACAGGCGTCGTCAACTGCTCCAGGCTCCCGTGATGCGGGACGCTGACGTATCCGGAGTTGCCATCGAACGCGACGCCCGAGCTCCCGCCGAAGCTGAGCCCGCCCACGATCGCGCCGTGATTCGCGTACGGGCCCCATCCGAGCACGGGTTGACCCGCGGCCGCATCCGCGAGATCCCACCACGTGATGAGACCCTGCGGATCCGCGAGCCCCGTCACAGATCCGCCCGCCACGTGATCGCGAGCGCGTCGAGCCCGCCCGAGCTCGCGGAGTATTCGCCCGCGATCGACGTACGGAGGAAGCCGCTCGCGTCGACCGTCCAGCCGAGCGCGCCCGAGCTCGCTCCGCCGAGACCCGCGACCCACTGCGCCTGCGTATCGAACTCCGCGCGCCGGAGCGTCGAGATCAATCCCGGATCCGTCCCGAGCACGAGCTGAGCTGTCGCATTCGCCTGATCGTCGACGTCCCACGCGACGCCGAGCAGACGCAGTACGCGGTCGATCGGGTTGCCGTAGTTGTCCTGGTACAGATGAACGCGGCCCGTGAACAGCGGTACCGCGTTGATCGCCGCGACGCCTGCGTTATCCGTGGTCACGCTGACGTTCTCGAACCCGCGCGTCGGAGTGATCGAGCGGTTCAGGAGGAACGCGGCCCAGGCGTCGACGGATGCGTCGTCGATGAACTGGAGATCACGCCGCGACGTCGCCCGTAGGCCGAACTTCGCGATGCTGCCCGCGTGGGAGATCGAGCGAGCCGTCCCGCCCGTCCGCGCGGCGTCGACACTGTTCCGGACCGTCGATCGCTCGCTCATCAGGCGGAAGGCATTGAGCGGGAGCGCTGCGTGGTCCGGATCGTCGCACCCGAGATGCAGCGTCGGCGTCCCCGTCGCCCACGTGCTCGCCCGCGTCCGGCTCACGACCTTCCCGTCCGGCCGGAAGTCGATCGAGCCGAGCTCGTTCTGAACGACCGCGAGCAGATCGCTCCAGACGTCGTTGACGAGCCCGCCCGCTGCGAGCGTCTGCCCGCCCGCCTCGATATCGCGCTGACCGCTGCCCGTCGCGATGGCGGCTCCGTCGAGCAGGCGAGCTGTCCGCTGCGCCGTCGTCTCCTGCGGGAACGTCAGCGGCGTCGAGACCGCGGCCGCTGACGCGAGGTTGTCGACGACAGCGATCCGCGCGAGCGGGATCCCGTCAGCTCCGCGGGCCCGTGGCGGTTCGAGATCGTGCGCGATCTGATCGATCTTCCCCGTGAACGTGACGACGCCGCCCATCGTCACGCGGAGCTGAGCTCCGATATCGATCGCTCCGGCGAACACGGACGCGGGATTGTCCGGATCGAGATCGCGATCAGGATCGACGAGGTAAGCGACGAGCTCGCCCGCCTCGGGTACGGACATGACGCCGCGATCCTCCGACGCTCCGCGGGCCCATCCGATCCCGAATACCTGACACGTGAGTGGCGTCCAGGCGACACTCCCGGCCGCGGCGAAGTCGATCGCGATGCTGACCATCTACCAGTCACGGTCCGGAGCCGTCCGGCCGCCCGTCAGGATCCAGCGGCGATAGCCTTCCCGAACGGCCTCCGTGACCCGTCGCGGATCCCCGCCGTACACGTGGATGTTGATCGTCCCCGAGCTGACCGCTGCGCGAGCTCCGCGCGTCGTCGCTCCCGTCGCGGCCGGAGCCGTGAGCGAGAACGGGAGCGACGGAAGGGAAAACCCCTTCAGCGGATTGAGGTTGTCCAGGAACCTCCCGACGCTATCGATCGCCCGGCCGATCCAGTCGATCAACTTGCTGATCCAGTCGACGACGCCGCTGATCGCGTCCCCGACGCCGCTGATGATCGGAGTGATCGCCCGGAGGATCGGCTGGAGCTTCGAGCCGAGCGACGTGACGATGTTCGCGATCCACGTCACGAGCTTCACTGCGACGTCGACGACCAGCACCAGCGCGTCCGCAAGCAATTTAATCAGCGGAGTGACAACAGGGAGGATCGCCGTTATCAATTCCCCGAACTTCTGAATGATAGGCACAAGTTTTGGAACGATCTCCGCCAATATCGGGAGGAACGCAGAGCCGATCGTCTCCCCGACTTCGCTGAACGAGTCAGACGCGATCGTCATCGCGCCCTCCGTCGAGCTCGCGAATGCGTCAGCCTGACCCGCGGCCGCCTTCTGAGCATTCGCGATCGTCTCCGTCGCGCTCGCGCCCTTCTCCAGACCAGGGATCAGCTTCCGGAGCGCTCCGTCGCTGCCCGCGTGAGCCTTCGCTACGGCGTCCGCGGCCGTCGCGAGATCGACGCCCGCGAAGCGCGCGATGTCCTGAGCTGTTGATAACTCGGCCGTCGCTGTCGATACGTCGCCCGTCGCGGTCACGAGCGACTGGAGCGCGTCGCGGGTCTCGGTGTCAGTGAACGCTCGCGCCTGACTCGCGGCGATCGCCGCGTTGATCTGGTCAGTCGACGTCGCCGTTGCAGCTCCCGCGGCCGTGATCGCCTGCTCGAGCTTCGCCTGTTCGGCCGCGTCCTCGCTCGCTGCCTTCGTCATGTCCGCGAGCGCGGAGATCGCGATCCCGACGCCTGCGACGACGGCCGCACCCGCGATCAGTCCCGCGGGCCCGATCCCGCCGATCGCTCCCTTCGCCTTCTCGGATCCGGCTTCGAGATCGGAGGTATCGGCAGTGAACTTCGTGACGACTTCGAGCGGGCCCGCCATCAGCGACGCCTCCGCTCGGCGGCCGACCAGGCTTCGATCTGATTCATCGTCAGCGCTTGCGCGTCCGCGGGCCCGAGACCCGTGAGGCGGTAGACGTCGACGAGGTAGCGGTCCCATTCGTCGCGGATCCCGCGCTCGCGGGCTCCGTAGGGTTTGCGGGCGGGAACTCCAGGCGGAACCGCTGCGCCTCCTCCCACGTTAGCGACGGTTCCTCGCGCCGGAGGATGACCCACACGAGCGCCTGCTGGAGATCGAACGACTCCCATCCGGCCGGATCGATCGCGCCGAGCTCACGCGGGCTCATCCCGAGCGCGCGCCCTACTGCGGTCAGCTCGAACAGGGTCACGGAGCCCGGATCCAGACGCTCGCGCGGGATCTGCACCACCCGCGTCGGCCGCGTCCGCTCCAGGACGTCCGCGAGCTCCGTCACGCGCGGCTCGTGACCGTTCGAGCTCACGTCCGCGAGACTCACGTGTGCGAGTCGATGATCGATGCCATTCGGGCCCGGTAGGCGTCGGGAGCTGTCTGCGTCATCGCGTCGATCCCCGCCCGGCCGAAGCGTCGAGCGGTCACGTAGCGCGTCCCAAACTCCTGATACGGCCAGTAGGGAACGCTGATCGTCAGCGTCGCGTCCCGCTCCGTGGCGGATCCCTTGATCGAGCCCGCGAGCTGACCCGTCCGGCCCGTAGGAGCTCGCGAGCGCGCGGCCGCCTCGCCCGCTGACGCGATCAGGCGATGAGCCTCGGTCATGTTGCGAGCGTCGTCCGCGATCCCCTGGTAGGCCGCCTGAGCCTCCGGGACGCCTGCGACGCTCGCGGGCGGGCCCGCCATCTCACGCCGCGACGGTCTCGGGCGATCCGAGCTCCGCGTCCGCGGCCGCGGACGCGTCCGCTGTCGGGCTCGACGTCAGGAGCAGCGGCCGAGCCGTGCACGGGAGCTCGACGTCGAACTCCGCCCACGTCTGCGACTCGCCTCCGTACGCGCCCTCGATCAGCACGACGGAGGCATCGAAGCCAGGCGTCGTCGCGGCGAATGCGGCCGCCTTCCCGTGCGCCTGCACGACGCAGCGCGCCGTCTGACCCGCGTTCTGCCAGAGAAACAGCGACAGCCCGCCCGTGGCCCAGTCCTGCACGCCCACCAGATGCAGCGAGTACGTCGACGCGCCCTGTTGCTGGATCACGTCGCATAGCGTTTTGTACTCGACCACATCGCCGGGCGAGCTCAGGATCTCGGCCGTCTGAACGGAGCAGTTGTATTCCGTCGCTCCGGCGATCGGGCCGGGCGGGATCACAAACTTGACCGAAGCGTCCTTGATGAACAGTCGCGCCATTGATCCGGCCTCCGCTTAGATATCTACGTCGAGCTCGACGATCGCCGCGCGCATCGACTTCCCCGCGATCGAGACCGCGGCCGGAGCCTGACGCACGCCGTTATAGCTCGCGCCATCCATCGCGCGGATGACGTCGCGCGTCAGCTCGATCAGGGGATCGAGCTCGTCGAGCGGGGATACAGCGTCGATCGGGACCAGCGCGAGCACTTCGAGCCGCCATCGCTCCAGGCAGTGAGCGACGACGCCCGGCTCCCGATACGGAGCTCCCGGCCGGATGACCAGGGCCGGGAGCGCTGGAGCCTGCGAGGGTTCCTCGCTGAATACGGACAGCTCGGGCGGGCCCGCGTCAGCGAGCCGCCCGGCCAGATCGACGCGCGGCGATAGGGTCACGCGAGCCCGAAGTCAGATCGGAGCCCGAGCAGGAGCGGGTCAGCGTCCGTGAATAGGTTCCGCATATACATCGGGACGTCAGCGGGCCCGCCGATGACGCCGTACGGAGCTTCCGGATCGTGGTACATCCTCATCGCGCCGTTGAGCGCGAGCTGATGCAGGCGAGCAGGGACGGGCCCCGCGAAGGGATCATCGAAGCGTCGCCCGGTTCGAGCGTCGATCCACTCGGAGACTGAGGACGCTGCGAGCTCGGCTCGGGCCCGATCTGCTCCGGGCCCGAGGATCAGGACGAGCTCGTCAGCCGTGACGTACAGCACTACTTCCGGCGCGAGCTCGACGCGGCTTCCTCGTCGGCCGACAGCTCCGTCGTCAGCGTCGACTTCACGATCCCCTTCGGGTACGTGATCTCCGTCGCGCCCATCCCCCAGATCGCGATGTTGCGGCCGAGCTTCGCGACGTCCTCGGCCGAGATCGGGAAGGGCCCGTCCTCGTGGAAGCGAGCCGCGAGACCGTTCGTGATGATCGTCTCCTGACCCGTGAGATACGGAGCTCGCAGAACCGGGAGCCCTGACACGTTGATCTGGAGCGTCGCGGCCGAGACCGTTCCGGCGATGTTCTGCGTCCCGTACTGCGACGGGAACAGGCCAGGGAGCCCGCCGAGCCGCGCGAACTCCGTAGGGGACGCGAGCGCGACTGTCGCGGGCTCGCCCGTCGCGGCTTCGACGAGCGCTGACGCCGTGAAGTACGCCGCGCGTACCTGGTCGGCCGTCGCGCCCGCGGCGATGACGACGCCCTGCGTCGAGCCCGCCTCCAGCGCGACCTCGAACGCGGCTTCGGTCTCGCGAGCGTACGCATTCGCGAGAACCCTGTTGTACGCCTCCACATAGGAAGGCGAGCTCCGCCGAATGAGCTGGTAGCTCACGTCGGAGCCGCCCGCCCACGTCACGATCGGAGCTGAGCCCGTCAGGATCTTGACCAGGACGGAGTTGATCTCCGTCTTTTGCGCCGCCTGCACGGCGATCACGGCGTCGAGATCGAGCGCCGGATCGAGATACGGCCAATTGAGGACCATCCCCTCCGAGCCGAGCGACGCGGGCCCGCCAAGCGCGTTGATCGCGACGCGCGGCCGGGCGATGATCCCGCGGACGTCGAGCATCCAGGCGGGTTGCATCACGCCCGGATTGATCCCCGTCGTCTGGTCGACGAGCGCGCGAGCGAGCAACATCCCCGCTTCGCGATCGCTCCAGGCAGCGTCGAGATACGCCGCGAGCGAGTCGTACCGCGCGAGCGGGGACGTCGCGGCCGCGGGCCCGCGCGCTTCGAGCGCGACCATCCGCCCGAGCATTTCGGCTCGGAGCGCGGCGAAGTCGTCGCCGTTGTCCGCCCGTCGCGCGAGCTGCGTCACGCGGCCGCCCGGAACAGGCGTCGGATCGGGCTCCGGCTCCGGATCCGGAGCGGGCGGAACGGGTTCGCGGGTCTCTGTTGGCATTTCGGGCTCCCCTGCACTCCTGACCGCGACCACTTCGGCCGCGGGATAGGCTCCGCGCTCGACGACGCCGACGCGAACCAGATTGACGCGCTGACGCTCCGTGACCCCATCGATCCGGCGCGACTGAACCGGCTCGAACACGACGGACACGCGCGAATACACACCGTCCCGCACGAGCTCCAGGAGCTCATCGCCGTCGCGTGTGCGAGCGACGCGAAACTCCCCGTAGGGCCCGTCGTCGCGCTCGACGATCGAGCTCGCCCGGCCGACCAGGCGGACGCCCGGCTCCTGCCCGTGTGGCCCGATCGCTTCGAGCCCGACGTTTCGCGGATCCGTCCCGCGGAAGGAACCGCGGGCGAAGCGCTCGGGCCCGTCCCGCGTCTGCGCGACGTCTCCCCATCGCAGGAGCCGCGCTTCGATGATCCGCTCATCCTCGGACCGAACAGACAGATCGCCGCCCGCTGTCGTGGTCAGGAGCTCCGTCATCCGATCGCCTCCGCTGCGACGGTCCGCGTCGGCCGGAGCGCGGGTGGCGTCTGAGGGTTACTCGACGCGGGTTGTCCGAGACGGGCCCGAACCTCCGCGAGATCGTAGATCCCGGCCGCGAGCGCGGCCGCGTACGTGTTGATCGCCTCGGGCTCCCGCAGGCGGTACAGCTCATCGAAGCTGAACCGGATGACTTGCGTACGCGGGAGCAGATCCGACAGCCCTTCCTCGATCGCGGACAGATACGTCGGCTGCACGGTCACGCGAATCAGCGTGTCGAGCATCCCTGACACGTTCTGGTACGTGAGCGAGCTCCCGCTAATCGCCACCAGCAGGAGCTCGGCGGGGACGATACCGAACATCCGAGCGACTTCGACGTCCCCGCGGCCGCGCGACTCCAGGAGCTGCGAGTCCTGCGGGTTCGAGCCCGTCGCGGTCAGATCCCATCCGGCCGGAAGGACGGCCGGAGCGCGGTTCGAGTGATTCGCGATCCAGCGGTTTTTGACGGTCTCGGCTTCGGCGTCGGTCATCGAGCCCGAGAACCGGAGCACGGTATCGGGGACAGCTCCCGTATCGAACCAGTCCGCCGCGTACAGCTCCGTCCCCATGATCCGGTTGAGCGCGTCCGCGTAGCGATCGAACACCGAATGTCCGCGGAGCTCGCCCGGCCCGCGATCGAGCGCGATATGCAGGACGTCGGTTCCTTCGACGAGCTCCCGATCGCGCCACTGGTATTTCCGCGTGATGGGCTCCTGAGCCCACTCGACATGCACGTCGTTCGGCGGGATCACGACCGCGAGATCCGGCCAGCCTTCCGCGTTCCTGCCCGTTTTCGGGAGCCAGAGGATCGCGTCGCCCGCGTCGACGAGCGAGCTCGCGATCTGCGCGAGCCATTCGTAGCGGGTGAGACCGGGTGACGGCCGGGTGACGATCGCGGGTTGATCCGCCATCGCGACACCATCGCGGTACGCGACGGGTTCGAGCTGCGCGATCGTACTGATGATGAGCTGACGGGCCCGGCCCACGGCCGGGAGCGCGAGGTAGTCGCCGCGGCCGAGCCTGCGATCAACGGCCCACTGGATCTGTCCGCCAAGATCCGACTCGCTCGGGACCGATGGCGGGGACGCGAACAGGCGTCGCCAGCCGTCTACCAGTCCCTCCAGCACGGGCGGAAGTGTGCTCGCGTTGCACGATCCCTGCAATGCCGGCACTCGCGTACTGCACGATCGCTCGAGCTCGCGTTGCACGATCCCTGCAACGCGCGTCTACCGTGGGCCCTAGTAGATGCGCGCGTCTAGCGCCGGAGCTGTCGACCAGGACCAGCGCGCGAGCGTCGCGGCGATCAGCGGAGCGGGATCCGCGGCGTCAGGCGTCCGGGCCCATGCCCAGGCGTCCCCGAGCGATCGGCGTCGAGCTCCGAGTACGGCGTCGTCGAGCGCGGGCTGTCCGCGATGCGCGAGGCGTCCCGTCGCGACGTCATCGAAGTAGGCTCCGCACGCCTGCCCGTAGCTCCGGCCCGTGCAGAGTGACAGCGGGACGGAGCCGAGCGCGAGCGACGGGAGCAGGGATCCGGCCGGAGCTGCGGGATCGATCGCGACGCCTGACGGTCTCCAGCGCTCGACGAGCTCGCGGATCCGGGCGGGGATCCAGTCCGTCCCGTCGCGCCGCTCGATCAGCTCGACGTGAACGCGGCCGTCAGCCCGGCCGCCCGCGGCCGCGATCGTCCCCGAGCTGCGATCGGGAGCGACGTCGACGCCGAACGCGATCGGGCCCGACGCCTGCGAGCGGGGATCGAGACAGGCGAGCCACTGCGCGAGCGCGAACACGGGAACTCCCTTCGGGCTCCAGCGGTTGAGGTAGGCGCGCGCAAACTCGCCCTGGTCCATCGTCGCGAAGTCGGCCGCGACGGTTTCCTCGTCGATCGTGAGCCCGAGCGCGGGCATCGCCGCGCGCCACGTCGCACGGTCCGCGACGTCCCAATCGTCGGGAGCGCTCCACTCGAAGTACGCGACGCCTTCTCGATCGTCCTGCTCGACGCGAGCTCGGCCGTCGTCGACGCGCTCGCGGAGGAAGGTCGACTCGTCCGTCCCCGCCGTGCTCAGGATCCAGAGTTGTGCGTCGCGTCGCGTGACCATCGCCGGACGGAACCCCTGCACGAGCCGATCGTCGATCTGCGCGAAGGCCTCATCGATGAATGCCTGATCGAGCGTGAACCCGTGGCCCGACTTCTCGCCTGACGCCGTGATCCCGAGCACGGATCCGGTTCGCCAGGAGATCCGCTCGGAGCCGTTCGAGCGTCGGACCGTGAACAGGCGTCGGAGCGGGCTCCGTTGCAGGAGCTCGACTTGCTCGATCCACTTCTCGCGAGCGTGGTTCCGATCCTGAGCCGTGTAGAGAACGCGCTGCGGCCGATCGAACGCGAGACAGCGATCCGTGGCGACGGCCAGGATCAGCGTCGTTTTCCCCTGCTGTCTCGGGACGGTCAGCCGGACCTCGCGGAAGTAGGGGATCCCGCGCTCGTCATGTTCGAGCCCGACGTCCGCCACGAGCTGTTGCCACGGGAGCAACGGCGTCCCGAGCGCGGCCGCGATCCGGCCGACGCGCGTTCCCCACGTCGCGCGTTCAGGCGTCCTGCGGGTTGCGTACCTCGGGAGCGCGGAGCGATGCGAGGAAGCGATCGAGCTCGTCATCGGCTGGAGCTTGGTGACCCGCTAGCAGGGATCCGAGCGCGGCGATATGCACCCGCGCGACGATCGCCAGATCGTAGGAACCCTCCGCGGCGTCGAGCGCTTGCGCCGTGGTCCGCACGATCGCGAGCGAGCCCGCGTCGAGCTCCAGAATGCGATCCGCCCGGCGAAGCGCGGCGATCGTCCGCTCGATCGCGACGCGGTTCCGGTTCCGCGTCGGAGCTCCGGCCGGATCCGCCGCCTTCCTGCGCCTCGGGGAGAGATTGTGGCGAGAGGCCTTGTCAGGCATCAGTGAAGCCTAAAAGAACCGCGGCCGCGAGCTCAGTCGAACATCCCGAGCTGCGCGCGCTCACCCCACACGACGAGCTGCCCGTCCTCGTCTGCCCATCGCGGTACACGCCTGTATTCCCAACGGCCGCGCGGCGTCGCACGGGTCTCGATCATCCAGGGTACGGACTGGTCCGCGTTGATCTCACGGATCCGGCGCGTCGCCTCGTGCCCGCCTCCGTTGGTCATCGCCTCCGTCCCGTTGACCCACTGGTACAGCGGGAGCGACGCGAAGAACGCGAGCGTGAGGCGAAGCGTCCTGCCCACGTCAACGCGCGAGCTCCCAACAGAGACCGCACCAGGCGAGCGGGGACGTCCGAGGCATCATCCCCGGCTCGACGCCGCACACGATCTGATCGTGAGCGTCGAGCCGACGCAGATGAACAGTGAGCCCGACTTGCTCCGTCAGATAGCGGCCGGGCGGCTCGGGGATCTCGTCGTCGGGCCCGAGGATCCGCGAGTCGCTGCGACGCTCACGCATGACGCTCGCACGGACAGCGACGCGCGAGACACACGTACACCCGTCGTACCCTGGATGATCGAGACCCGTGCGACGCCGCGTGTACCGCGATGGGCAGACGACGGGTCAGGAGCTCGTGCAGCACCAGCGCATGACCGCAGCGCGCGCAGATCACGAGCTCGATCCAGGCGAGCCGTTCAGGATCCACTCGCGCCATTCGCTGTCACGGATGGCGATCGCTTCCTCGATGTCCTCGGGCGGACCATCGGCCGGGACGCGGTACGGATCGATCGAGCCCGCTGCGACGTAGACGATCGACGGCCGCGTCGAGCCGTCCCCATAGAGGTTCCCCGTGTTCACCAGGATCGCCCGCGAGCCGCCTTCGACGGTCTCCCCGATCGGCTGGCCGACGTACCAGACGGAGCCCGCCTTCCCGATCGAGCCCTTGCGCGTCCGGAGGTTCGCGTCCTGGTACCAGTCGAGACCCGCGGGGACGTCAGCTCGATAGCCCGTCGTGATGCTGTCCGTCGCGTTGATCGCCATATCGTCCTCGGCTTCCTCCGATGCTGAGCCCTGCGGGCGGGTCGCCGTGTAGAAGATCCGCCCGCCTCCGCCCGTCGCGGGCGGATCGACACTCGCGGGTTGATCCGGCCGATAGAGGGTCATCAGCGCGTACAGCGCGATGCGCATCCGCTCGATCAACTCGCGCTCCGATCGCGGCCAGAACCGGCCGCCCGTCGCGGCCGTGTACGTCATCGCGCCCAATTCCTCCGCTCCCTTGCGGAGCAGCGCTTCCTCCCACCAGATCCAGGACGCGGGCGAGCACCAGGGATCCGCCGTGAGCCAGCGCGAGCCGTTCCGCTCGGGAGCGATCGCGATCGAGTGACCGTACGCGCCGGATCCCGACAGACACGGGCCCTCCGCTCGAGCTGCCCACACGTCGAGCTGGATGCAGCGTCCCGCGTTCAGATCCGCGAGCGCGTCATCGAACGTCGAGCCGTCGCGGACGATGAGCTCCTGCCCGTACGTCGACCAGGCGAGCGCTGCATCGCCCGAGTCGGTTCCGCCTGTCTGATCGTTCTGACGCGATCGCATTTCAGCGCCCGTGCTCAGGATCGAGCCCGCCGTATGGAAGTCGATCCCCGTCGAGACGGCCGCCATCCGACAGTTGGAGTTTGCGAGCGGGGATCCGTCGCGCTGCGTGACCGCCCGAGCTCGATACACCATCACCACCTCCGCGACGTCTGCCCGAGCCGAGCTCGACGCTTCGCGATCGCGAGCCCGTCGCTCCCGTTGTGGTGGCGACACTGCGCCTCCAGGTTCCCGAGCTGGTACGGCTCGCCTCCGTCGATCAGCGCGACGCGATGACCCGCCTCCCGCGCGAGCCGTCCGCACGGCCGCCCGAGCTCCAGCACTTGACAGCGGTATCCGTCGCGCGCGAGCACGGCCGGGCGAACAGCCTTCCGCCAGATCTGACGGTCATACGCGCGGCTCACGGCTTCGGAGGCGGGTACATCCGCCGACAGCGACACATTCGGCACTTCCAGCCGTCGCGATCGTCGGGCTCGTGCGCCTTCCAGGAGTGAGAACAGCGCGAGCACGTGAGATCCCGCGGATCCGTGGTCATTCGAGCCCGAGCCGTTCCTGCACGCATGAATGCGACAGCGGGAGCGCGCGGGCCCGTAGGGATAGCTTCGCGCCTGAGCCCTGGTCGATCACGAGCCGCGTCGCGAGCTTCGCGCTCACTGACTCGATCGCGTCGCAGCGCGGACAGCGGAGGATGATGTCGACCTCGGCAGGCGTCAGGATCCGAGCTCGCTCGTCGGTCATCGGAGCGCCGCGTGGATCTCGTCGAACATCCCCGGCCGCCAGATATGCACGCTCATCCAGCCGTGCAGGCGGGCGATCCCCATCAGATACCCGAGCACGACGGACTGATCCTCAGCGAGCCGCCCGCGCTCGCTTTTGAGCTCCGCGAAGATCATTCGCCCGTCGCGCTCGCGGGTCAGCACGAGATCCGGCCAGCCCTTCCCGAGCGGGCCCGATACGGCCGTCGCCCATCCGTGCTTCGTGCGAGCGACGCGGAAGTGAGCCCATCGCCAGCCGTACAGCTCCGCGAGCTCCGTCACGAGCGCCAGGAGCTCGGCTTCCGTCGCTTCGACGTAGACGGCCGAGCTCACTCGCGCCACCAGGGTTCGAAGCCTGCCCGCCGCATCAGCTCCGAGAACGGGCCCGCCGAAGCCTGACCGCCGCGAGCGGGCCCGCGGGAGGGTAACGGGCCCCGGCCGGAAGGTGTCGCGGCCGCGGGCCCGAGATCGGACAGTAGCTCGATCTGACCAGGCGACGGAGCGCGCATCCGCGCGAGCTGCCCGCGTCGCACGGGCCCGCGTCGCCAGTAGCGGACGCCGAACGTGAACCGCGTCCCGCCCGAGCTCCCGAGCGTCGGCTGGATGGCGATCACTCCGAGCGCTGCGAGCCGATGCAGCGTTCGATGCGCCGTTGAGCTGGAGCGCTCGTGAGCGCGCGTCCGCGTTTCGTGCCACGTGTGCGACGGTCGACGAGCTGCGATCGCGCGCAGCATCCCGACGATGCGATCCTGACCGGGCCCGAGCTCG